CCCGCCGCACTGCGAGTTTATTATCCAGACCTACGACACAGCATTCTCTACTAAGAAAACAGCAGACTATAGTGTCATACAAACGTGGGGCATCTTCCACCAAGTCGAGCAAGATGAATATGGTGGAGAATATGTCGTCCCAAATCTTATTCTTCTTGGGAATATCAAAGACCGCTTCGAGTATCCTGACCTTCGCCGCACGGCACAGATGCTCTACCAAAAACACAGACCAGATGTGTGCATTATTGAGAAGAAAGCTTCTGGTCAATCGCTGTTACAAGATATGCGACTCGCAGGACTACCTGTTCTGGACTACCTACCCGATAGGGATAAGGTATCACGTGTCTATGCCGCTACGCCTCTTATGGAGTCAGGCCGTGTCTACATACCCACGAGTAAAGAGTGGGCGAAAGATTTATTCGATGAATGCCTAGCCTTTCCTAACGGCGCACATGATGACCAAGTGGACGCAATGACTATGGCTATCCACTATATGAGAGATAGTTGGCATGTATCACATAATGAAGACCCTAATTGGGAAGATGATTATAATCCAAGGCGAACAAAGAGGGTTGGATACTGGAGAACTTAGTGGTATAATATTGCCTATGGCTCCACGTATACCTAGAAAAAAGGGACAACCCGCACGAAGTAAAAAGCATTCTGATTTATACACGGATGAAAACCCCAAGGGTACAATACGTGGATTAAAGTTTGCCACTACAAAAGATGCAGAAGCAAGCGTCAGAAAGATTAAGTCTAGTGGTAGAACTCATGCCCACAAGATACAAGCAGCGATTGCTATGGAACAAAGAGCAAAGGTAGCAGGTAAAACTGGTGCTAGTTCTGTGTATAGAAAATACATTGAACAAATGAAACGCAAAACAAAAGCTAGGAAAAAAGCATAATGGCAACAGAGAGAAATCCCTATGAGCAGCGTCCAGAGGGCGATAATGTTATTCGCATGGAAATGCAGCAGCCTTCTGAAGCAGAAGCAACCTTTGAGGTAGACCCAGAGACAGGTGAAATCACTGTAGACCTTGAGGGGTCAGCAGAAGCAATTGAAGTAGAGATTAATATGAATACAGGATTTTATGAAAATCTTGTAGAAATCTTGGACGAAGAAAAGCTCGAAGAGATTGGCAACACAGTTATTGATAAGTTTGAAGCAGACAAAGATTCTCGTTCAGAATGGGAATCAATGTTTGAGCGAGGCTTTGACCTGCTTGGTCTAAAGCTGGAAGATACAACTGAACCATTTGAAGGCGCAGCCACTGCTGTGCATCCACTGTTGATTGAGTCAGCAGTTAAGTTTCAATCTAAAGCCTCACAAGAATTGTTTCCTGCCAAAGGACCAGTCAAGGCACAGGTTCTTGGCGATGCTACACTTGAAAAACAACAGCAGGCTAATCGTGTTCAAAACTTTATGAACTATCAGGTTACTACTCAGATGCCTGAATACTTCGATGAATTTGAACGTATGCTATTTCATCTACCCTTGATTGGTTCTGCAGTTAAAAAGATTTATTATGATTCAAGTCTTGAGCGACCCGTCAGTGAGTTTGTACCTATAGACCAGTTCTATGTATCTTACTATGCGTCTGACCTTCGTAGAGCAGACCGCTATACTCATGTTATTTATCGCAGCCCTGTTGACTTGGCTCGTCAGATAGAAGCAGGCATGTATGCCGATATAGAACTTCCTTCTGCTGGTGTACCTACTTTGTCAGGCATGGCAGAAAAGATGGATACAGTTCTTGGTCTATCACCTGCAGGAGACAATGACCCACAGTATGTGTTGCTAGAGCAGCACTGTTACTTAGAACTTGAAGAAGATAAAATGCACATGGGCAAAAGTGCCTGCCCATATATTGTAACTGTAGAACAACAATCAGGTCAGGTTCTTTCGATTCGCCGTAACTGGGCAGAAGGAGATGATAAGTATGTCAAAAAAATGCACTTCACGCATTACAGATATGTTCCTGGATTTGGTTTTTACGGTTTGGGTCTTATTCACTTCCTTGGTAATCTTACTATGTCTGCTACTGCTGCAATGCGTAGCTTACTTGATGCTGGGCAGTTTGCTAATTTACCAGGAGGCTTTAAGGCTAAAGGAGTACGGATGGTCGGGGATAATGACCCGATTGCGCCAGGTGAGTTTAAAGAAGTAGAAGCAACAGGCATGGACTTAACCAAGTCTATTATTCCACTACCATTTAAAGAACCATCACAGACTTTGTTTAACATGCTGTCCTTTGTAACAGGAGCAGGTCAAAAGTTTGCTGACAGTACAGAACAAGTCATTGCAGATAGCGGTGGCTATGGTCCAGTTGGTACAACAATGGCATTGCTTGAGGCTTCAAGTAAATTCTTTTCTGCTATTCATAAACGACTACACAAAGCGCAGGGTGACGAGTTTAAAGTATTGGCACGTATTGATTCTGAATATCTGCCAAGTGAATATCCTTATGACCTACCAGGAATTACTGAAAAGATTTTCAAGGTAGACTTTGATGGTCGTGTAGATATTATTCCAGTATCTGACCCAAACATTCCGTCTAATGCACAGCGCATGATGCTTGTTCAAATGGTACAGCAGATTGCTGCTCAATCAGAACCAGGAATGTTTGACATGGAAGCAATCAACAGAATGTTGTTAACTGCAGCTAATGTGCCTGATGTAGAGAAACTTATGCCATTAAAAGAAGATGCAGTTCCTCTTGACCCTGTATCAGATATTATGGCGGCTTCTGAAGGCAAGCCTATTAAAGCATTTACAGGACAAAACCATGATGCACACATTACAGTTAAAGCTGCGTATCTACAAGACCCAATGAATCAAAAAAGCCCTGCCTTTGCTAAACTTGCTGGAGCATTGCAAGCTAATATATCTGAACATATGCTTGTTAAATATCAAGAGCAAATGGATGGACTATATCAACAGTCACTACAAAATCCACAAGTTATGGGACAAATTGCACTTGACCCTCAAGCTATTGGGATGGTTCAGGCACAGGCTGCACAGCAGATTCTGCAAGCAAATGCGGCGGCTGCTCAAGGACCAGGCACACCTGAACAACAGATGCTGGCTATTGAAGCACAGAAACTTCAGGTAGAACAAAATAAAACACAAGCACAAATTGCTAAAGCTCAGACAGATGCTGCACTTAAAAATCGTGACCTTGATTTGAAAGAACAGAAGATTGTTCTGGATACACAAGCCCAAGGAGCGCAGGAACAAATGAAAGCATATCAAAAAGAAGAAGATAGAAATGCCAAGCGTGCATTAAAAGCTATGGATGTATTAGCTGATTTGGTTAAAGCTCAAGAAAATAATGACTTGGAAGAGGCTAAAGTTTCTGCTAAACTATTAGCAGATGTAATTAAGCAACAAGGCATTAAATAGTGTTATATGAAGAATTAATAAAAGAAATACAAAAAGAAATCGAATCTATAAAAAATTCCCTTGCGTATGGAGCCGCTTCGGATTATTCTAGATATTGTGAATCAGTAGGAACAATTGCTGGTTTAGAAAAGGCCATTGGTCTTATTAAAGATTATCTAAATAAATATATCGAAGAGGAGTAAATATGCAAGCTGCATCTAGTGCTTTGAAAAACGATGAATGGATTACAGACGAAGAGGTCGCAGACCCTAGCCCACTTCCAAGAGTACCAGGTTATCATATCCTTGTACGCCCAGTATCAGTTAAGTCAGCAACTAAGGGTGGCATCATTCTGCCTGACTCAACCAAATCGGATATGGCTTACCTTACAACAGTTGGTCGTGTCCTAAAGGTTGGCGACCTAGCTTATCAAGACGATAAGTTTGCTAATGGTGCGTGGTGTAAAGAAGGTGACTATGTATGTTATGGTAAACATACAGGAAGCAAGTTCTTTTACAAAGGCGTAAATCTTTTGCTATTATTTGATGACGACATCAAAATGGTAGTTGAAGATGCAAAAGACTTAGACCCTACATTTAATCTAAGTAGTTAAAAAAATTCACAGGTACTCTTGTGAAATAATCAATCATACTATATAATATTACATATCGGCGTTATTCGTCTATTTCGCCGCAGACGTTAAACAGGAGAAAATACTATGGCAGAGACTGAATGGTCTACCATTGAGGCAGGCTCACCCCCTGAAGAAGAAAAGGTGGAATTTGAAATCGAAGGGCAAGAAGCGACAGAAGAAGTAGCAGCAGCCCCCGAAGTGGAAGTAGAAACCGAAGCACCTCAAGAAGAAACTACCCCTACAACTGAAGAAGAACAAGACCAAGAAACAAAGGGTGTAGAAACATCTGGCGCACAAAAGCGTATTCGACAACTGGTAAAACAGAAAAAAGAACGTGAAGCTCAAATCGAAGAACTTCTGGCACAACAGAAGGAAATACAAATAAGGCTTCAGCAAAGAGAAGAAGAATATAAAAGTCTCTTAAATAATAATGTTGAATCAAATGAGCGTCAAGTGACGGAACGTCTAGAGCTTGCTCGTGCTGCGTACCGTCAAGCCGTAGAAAACGGCGATGCCGATAATATCTTGAAGGCACAAGAATCTCTTAATACTGCCCAGCAAGATAATTATAGGCTGACAGAGTTTCGTCAACAGGCAGACTCTTTTGAACCTCAAACATTTGAGGAGCAACAACAGGTCCAAACCGCTAGTGTCGTG